CCAAATATGTTAATATATGCCGGATACATAGCCGCAAAATCAATACCAAATCCAACCACATTGTGATTATACACACCGTATCCAAACACCTCTTGATCCGCGTTGGTGTTTATTGCGTTTATAGCATGTGTGTGGGTGATCGCGTCCAATGTCGGTTTAGCTTCAAATGGCATTTATGATGTTGTGATGTAACGATATTATTAATAACACTACGCCAAAAAATCAATTTTGGTTGTTGTGGATGTTATTAATATCGTTCAAGAACGTTGCTAAATTAGGACCATTTGCATTACCTACAGTCGGCGGTATAAGCTCTCCCCATACCACATTTGTAATCTTGATTTCGCGACTAGAGGTGGAAAATGGCAAAGTTCTGCTTTGACCGTTGTTGCTATTTGCGGTTGTTGATTTGGGCATTGTTATACGCAGATACAAACAGATACTTAAATTCAAATTTATAAAAACTTATTAATCATGAAAAAATAAAGACACTTGTTGGGCGTTGCCTTAGGTATTGCCTAAGGCGTTGCCTAAGGTATTACCTTAAGTGTTTATTTCAAAATCTTAGTTTCTAGGGCTAATTGAGCCGCGAGGAACGCTAGCGTCAAGAATTCTTGAGCGTTGCATTGTCTTGGGAGCAGATGCAACAAGATCGTTGTGTGTATTGTTGCGTTCGCGAGTTACAACTACTTTGGTGCTAGTTGCGCGAACAAGAACCTTGCCTGATGATTGTTCCTTGACAACTCGGACAAGTTTCATGGTTTCGGGTGCAGGCTCAACTAATTCAATAACAGCTACAGAATGAACCTTGCGGATCTTTCTGGCTTGCTTCTTGAACTTCTTGAGGGCAGCAGCAGCCCTACGGTCATGATCGTATTTAACGATAGCGTTAACGATCTTGGTGATGAAGTTGGTGTTGATGTTAATAGTGGACATTATGATTATATTGGTTATAGTAATATACAGGTATACTTTACTTTTACGTAAGAGGTATTAGTTATTGAGTATATTGCGTTTTAGTTACAATATTAAAGACCCGAAATTCAATTTTAGCGCTCCGCTTGGGTCGTCCTACACGTGTTTGCTTCGGCCTTTGGCCTTGCAAGCCCCGCGTAGTTCTCCACACTAAAATACCTAGAATAGATTTTGAAATACACAAAGGCAACGCCTTACAAGTGTAGTAGATCGAGACATCGAACGTAAACAATGTTGCGTTTAAAAGTTCGTGAAAAACACGAGCTAGTCGATATATCATATGAGATATGAGTATATAAGACGATTCATTCCTGCGTCCACTCATATGATCCTTATCGGCGAGATATCCAAATTGCTGGAAACTCTTAAGAGCTCATGATACAGGCTATCAAATGATAGACAATCTTTGCGAAAGCAAATAAAATTAGGCAAATAAATGCCTTTGATCACTGTAAAAATTTATGAGATTGATAGTTTAATACCGTCAAATAGATTATCAGCAGCAATAGATACTTTACAATAATATCTGTTGTTCAGAGACTAAACGGATATCGCATTGCAACTGCGCGAATACACGAAGTGTTGCAATGTTAAGATATAGTCCGCTCCCGTGTGAAAGCACGCTATTATACATGGCGTATAATAGTTTTATAAATGAAATATGTTATAATGCATTCATTTGTAATAGGAATCAAGCGACACACATCCTTTAAATGAGAGGGATGTAAATTATCCGTAAAATCGGATGATAGTTATCGAGAATTATTAAATGAGTATGATTATGCAATCGCAAATTCTACTCCGTGAGTATATTGATCCTATTCATGGGTCCAATAATAATTCTCAATAGCGACACTATCAAATTGTTCTGGAAACCCCTAAAACTTATTCTACAGTCGAGATTTGGCAACAAATCAAGATACCTCTGTGAAAGCAGATAAAAAACGTCAATTGACGTTGGGTAATGTAAAAAAGAATAAGATAGTTTGTATTTATCAAACAAATGGGCAATCAGCAGCTAAATACTATTGTAAATATTTAAGCGTGAAATGACATTACACAATCAATTCTTTTGGCAAGATCGCCAGTAGGTTGAAGATATGTAGGGCAATCTAACATATCACGAGCGAATAGCTTGATACGCATATTGATATCTTCTATATACATACCACGGTTCTTATCATTAGCATCGCTTGCTCGGATTTGTAAGATTTCATCCTCAATTACCTTTAATTGAGCTTCGATAAATTTATCACTGATTTCACGTTCCGACATTATGTTGTTGATTTGTTATATTATAAGACACTTATAAATACGCAAAATTCAATTTTACAATAGTTAAATGTTCATCGAGTAGACGGTAGTGCGTTTATTGCTAATAACAATAAATGTAAGGTATACTCAGCCCGCTTTGGAAACTTAGCGGAAACAGATTGCAATTGCGATCGGCGTTTATATAGATTATTCAAATACAAAATGTATTTCAAATAGTCTAAAACGCTTCCTTGTCTCATTAACTCTCACTACAAACCATTCGCAGCCATGGGTTATGAATATAGCAAATGTTCAAAAATGTATCTATAAAACTAGATGCAAGTTAATTTCGTTAGATAACGTGAGTATATCATTACTGTATGTGTAATAATTATCTAATGATATTAGCGAGATAATCAAATTGACTGGAACCTCTTAAAGCTTGTAATACTAAATCCGTGTGAAAGCACGTAAAACGAATTCAATATATGATTCGGATGATAGTAATAAATTACAAGATAAACATTTATTATGATGTTTAATAGACAATCAGCAGCCAAATAAGTCATTTATAAGATAGTATGGATCGCCAGGGTTTGATTTATAAAATCACAGCTCCTAATGGTAAAGTTTACATCGGTCAAACAATTCAAAAGTTTGAAGAAAGAATGTATCAGCATAGAAAAGATGCCGAAACAGGTGTCTTTAAATGCCCTCATCTAGATGCCGCTATTCAAGCTCACGGATGGGATAATTTTACCAAGGAAATAGTATTACATTGTAATCAAAGTGAACTTGGCGATCATGAAAAAAGATTAATTGCAGAATATAAATCCAACGATCCTGAAATCGGATATAATATTCATGAAGGCGGCGCGGGTGCACCACATCCGGATTACATACGCACTAAAATTAGCCAACGTAAACGTAAAGCCGGAAATGAAGGTCTACCGCAACATATTTCACCATTCTACGATAAGAAAACAAAAGTTCAAACAGGTTACGCTGTAACTTACGAAGGTAAACAATACTCTATAACCGCTATGAAAGCGGGATTTACATTGGAAGAAAAACTACAAATGGCTATCGAATTAGTTGAAAAATTAAAACGAGGCGAAAAAATAGAGAAATTCCAAATGCGTCAATATAGAGAAGATATGGATTTACCCTATGAAGTTAGAGCCAATAGAACAAAAGGTATCGTAGAATATTATATCATGGATAAAAATTGGAAAAAATTAGCAATTTTTAGTAGTAAAAATTCTGAAGCAAATAAAAAAGCAGCATTAGAATATTATGCAAAACATTATAAATAACTTTAATGGTTCAGAGACTAAATGGTTATCGGATAGTAATTACTATCTTAAGATATAGTCCGGCCCACACGAAAGTGTGCTCTAGAATGAAGTTGGCTAAAATGCCTTCCCGAGTCTAGAGAGTTTACATAATATATGTAAATGGGAACAACCGATCAAAAAACTCGTAGTTTCAGTATTGCGAGCTAAATTAGCTATACAAAGTAGCTAATAGTTAATGCGATGCATTAGCGAGACGTCCAAATTGACGGGAAACTCCTAACAGCTCATTATACAGCCTATGACGCGCGAGCATCAATGGCACCTCTGTGAAAGCAGATAAAAGATTTGTTCAAATGAAATCGGGTAATGTAAAAAATAATGAGATTGTTGTTTTACGAGTAAATCGTATATCGAATGACAACAAATGGATAATCCGCAGCTAAATACTTTATCTAAATGATTCAGGCTTACGAATAGAATTTTCATATTCAGCCTTAAGGTTTGCAATCTTAAACACATCACCGTGTTTGTCAAGTAACTCACAAACTCGCCTAAACTTGAACTGTAGTTCCTCACTCAAGTCAGTGAAGTTAGCATTAGATTCCACTAATGTCAAACGGAGCGCGTTGAAATTTACTTGTAATTGCATAATATCATGCTCGACAAATGCAATCTGTTGCTCGATGGTTTGATTGAGCACACGCTTGGTTTCTTCAACGTTCTTGATGTGTTCACCCATTGCTTCAAATAATTCCATGTGTGTAAGTTGAGTGTATAATATGAATAAATTACACGATTCAATTTTAGATAAAGTTAAATGTTCAACGACTAAATGGAGGTCGGTATAAGTAAATCATTAAAATACTTATACTTAAGATATAGTCTAAGCCACGCACGAAAGGCGTGATTCGCTACCCTTACCGGGATAGTTTCAATTGAAACAAAGGAGAGATTAACGTAATCTCAGAGAGCGAATATTTGGTTAATATACCATTTGTATAACTGCCCAATACTGGTAACCCCACGTATAACTCGACGATTCAGTAAATTGATTGCTGAAGAAATTAATAGTAAAAACTGTTAATAGTAAGTGTTGCACTTAATTATAATTAATACCATTAGCAACATTTGCGAGACGACCAAATTGTTCGGGAAACCCTTAATAGCCCATATTACTTAAACTCTGTGAAAACAGATAAAACATTTCAGTTGGAATTGGTTAATAGTAAAAATATGTGGGATTAATTGCTTTACGAGTAAATCGTAGATTAATATGCAATGAATAGGCGATCCGCAGCCATGATTACTCGTGGTTCAGAGACTAAATAGTTGTCGGTGATTTTAAAACTTCGTTTATATGATATTTAAAGTTGCTTAAAATATAGTCCAGTCCCCACACGAAAGGTGGGTTTCGCTACTCCATAACGGAGATAGGTATATAATACCGAAGGAAGGCGTAATGGCGCCTAGAGAGCGAAAACGTTATTAGATGTAATTGATAATGACGTTGTCATTTGAAATAGTCTAAAACGCGTCTAAACGTTTCAATTCCTCAATTTGGAGACTTTTTTAGTATAATATCATATTTGCTAAAAAGATCTACTTAAAAAGCAGTAGATAGTAATTAACTACATTATGTGAGTATATCATGATTTTACTTGTATGTAAAATCCAAATCTGTTAGTAGTTAATTGCGAGATATCAAAATTGTTCGGGAAACTCTTAATAGCTCATAATACTAAGTCCGTGTGAAAGCACGTAAAACGAATCCAATGTATGATTCGGATGATAGTAATAATATATGAGATAGATGCGATAATATGCATCAAATAGACAATCCGCAGCCAAAATAGTTATTTAAAAAATGAATTTAATAAATTGACATATATACCAAAATGGATAACGTATTAGATACCATTTTGCCTAAAAAACAAATCGTTAAGAAGGATTCACGACCCGCACTTATTTATAAACTTACCGCTCCAAATGGTAAAGTTTATATAGGGCAGACAACTAAAACATTCGCAGCTCGTATGGCAGGCCACAAAAGTAGCGCTAAGACAGGTAAAGGATTCTGTCGGCACCTAAATAACGCTATTAAGCAATACGGTTGGGATAAATTTACTAAAGAGATTTTAGTTAGATGTAACGCAGATCAACTTGACGATTATGAAAAAAAGTTTATTGCTCTTTATGATGCTCTAAATCGCGATCATGGATATAACCTTGTTGACGGTGGTAACACAAACAAGAAATACTCCGATGAAATGCGTGAATACATGAGTGGTAAAATACGTAAGTTTAAGGATTACGATTTACCCATGGGTGTCCGTGAAATGAAAGATGATAAACAAAAAAGATACGGATTTCGTGTAAAACTTGATCAGTATGGTAAATCTTATAATTTCTGTATGCCATGGTTGTCGATGGATCAAAAACTCGAATTGGCGATGGAGTGTTACAACACTTTGAAGGCCAAGGAAGATTATGACCACGCAACACACATCAGTAAATATAATAGGATCGAAATGGAAAAAACACAACGAGATATTATAATATCCCCGCACGAAAAGCGTGTTAGAAAATGTAAGATTCCATCTCAAACGACGAAGTTTGGAAATTTAATAACTCACGAGTATGTTAACTGTACTCAAAATTCCTATTCCGTAATTACAGAATATTTTAAATAACTAGTTTGGTCCAGAGACTAAACGGATATCGGTAATGTATAACACATTGCTTAAGATATAGTCCATGCCCCAACGAGAGTTGGGATTCGCTACCTAAAATGCATTCTCATGCTAGGGTAGTTGCCTTGTTTTATGGGCGACGAGGGAAGGTGAATAACAGCACCTAGAGAGCGAAATAAGATTAACTTTGTATAATAATACAGGTTACTCGAGTATAAACAGGATATGGTAAAACGAAACGTGGATTGCCATAAAAATCAACTAAAAAATTAGTTGATAGTCAATGTTTGTTAAATTTAGTTAAATTAAGTTAAATCAAAAAAACTAATATATGTGAGTATATTGTTTAACAACAACATTGGCGAGACGATCAAATTGACTGGAAACCCCTAACAGCTCATTATACAGCCTACGACGCGCGAGCATCAATGGCACCTCTGTGAAAGCAGATAAAAGATTTGTTCAGATAAATCGGGTAATGTAAAAAATAATGAGATAAGTAGTTTATAAACTACTAAATGGGCAATCAGCAGCAAAATTCTTAATTAATTTACTCCAAAAGATCCTTGAATGGATTATCATACTTAAATGATCTTGGTGTTTCTGGGCTATTACGCCCATATTGCATGATTAGCTTTGCGTGTAAATTTGTATAACGTAAGTTTACAACAGCAAGACAATCGGCCAACTTGCCGCGAGGTTTAAGTGGCGCTGGGCAATCTTCAAATAGCTCTACAAGCGCTTTCATGGTAACATCAAGGTCATTAAATGCCGACATCATGGCGCGTTCATTGCGATCTGCTTTGGCCTCATTGTAGGCGTCAATCGAGCGTGCAGCGGCCTTAATAGTATGTATAAACTCCGCACTCTGGGATTCATAGGTAATAATGCGGATACTAGGCTTGCGCTCGATTGACATGTTTAGGTATACTCGAAGGTATGAAATAGATGATAGTTTGTTATTTACAGTAATAAACGTAGCTAATTCAATTTTAGTTTGGCTAGGTCTCGGCGTAAAATACTTTGAGTAAGTAAGTAAATTAATTAAGATAATTGTTCAACGACTAAACGGTTGTCGGTGTAGGTATTTACCTGCGCTTAAGATATAGTCTATCCCATCTTGAAAAAGATGCGTTTTGGCGTATTAACCAAAACGGGTTGTGTGTAGATACAACACCACACAACTGTATATTTGAGTTCACGTTCAATTGGCGGCCACTAGCGCTTCTGCCGGCACTGTGCCCGCGCTTCCCGCCTTTATCGGTGCTGACGACCAAGTTTTAACTTCTACTTCGTCTGTTTCTGCCACTAAAAACACTACCTCGGGTGTGTATACTTTGTATACTCAATCCTATGTTAACCAACAAGGAACCACTCAAACCGTCGCTGCTGCAGCAACTAACTTCGTTCGTTATTGTGAGTATCCCGGTTTGCGTTTATTCAAACGTGTCAAGTTTGAAGTCAACGGTATTTAAAAATGCTGTAAAAAGTCTTTGAAAAACAAAGACTAGTAACTTATTACGCGGATTTATGTGAGTATATCTATTTTACCGTAAGAAGGCAAAATAGACGCAACTTAGTATGTTGCAAATAAATCCATTGGTGATATTTAAGTTGCAAGATAACCAAATTGCGGGAAACCCTTAAAGCTTGTTATACAGTTGACGCCATGTGAATGGCTGATACACCACAGCGAAAGCTGTTCCAAGATTTCATTTGAAATTGGGTATTGTAAAAAATAACAAGATTGGTATGATAATACATACCAATAGGCTATCCGCAGCTAAATTGTTTGTGTAAAATTTATTTACGCTCCTTGACCAACAACAGCAGTCTTTTGAATGCTGGCGTGAGTGTCAATTCTTGTAGCGCAGAGATTGTTGCCAAAGTCTCTTCAGAATTGGGTTTAATATCATTTGACATCTCTTCCTGTAATTTGTTGTTGAGATGATTAATTGCATCAATATGCTCAATAGCACGTTCGTTAATGTAACGGCACATGCTATTAACCTTCGACTGAGCTACCTTTTGCGGCGAATTCATATTGTATTGCTTTTAAGTAATGTGTAACAATTACAAAGGCTCAAAATTCAATTTTATACAAACATAAATGTTCAACGACTAAATGGTTGTCGGTGATGCGTTGTTAATCACAACGTCTTGCTTAAGATATAGTCTAGACCCACTCGAAAGAGTGTATTTAGGACTAAGCTGTGAAGCCCACAGCCCGAGCCTAAATAGTGAAGTTGATATTTAGATTTAAATAGTCTAATACGCAACCGATCGGTAGTATCGAACCCCTTAATCGTCTAGGGGGTAATAGTTATTACCCAAATACTAACTAGTAATCAAAATAATCAATATCCGAGTATATAAGTCGCTATTTATGTGGCCAAATGTTGATTAATTTGATTGCGAGAATATCGAATTGCGGGAAACTCTTAAAGCGCATAATACAATACGACATTGTCGAAGATCCCTGTTAACAGCAGGTAAAACCTTTCACATTTATGATTGGGATTATTGTAAAAAGTTATGTGATAAGTTGCTATTATGCGACTAATAGATAATCCGCAGCGAAGATCCTATAATTATTGAATTACATTATAAACTCTGGAAAGATAGATGAGTATACCAAGCATCTAAACATAAAATGGGTTTCATTTATCTGATTACAAATAAGTTAAATGGTCGCCAATATGTCGGCCAAACACGTAAACAAATTCACCTTAGATGGACGGCACACCAACGTGATGCACGCTATATAGGTGAATATCTTGCCGATCCTGAAAACTATAAAAAGAAACTTCCAAAAACATATTTACATAAATGTATGAATGAAGATGGCGCCGAAAACTTCCAAATTCAACAGCTCTTGGAAGTTGAACTTGATAGACTTGATGATGAAGAAATTAGACTCATTCGTGAGTATAATACTTTGAAACCTAATGGTTATAATTTAACGACAGGTGGTAAACATTATCAATTCGGCCCCGATTTCATGAAAATAATATGTAGTATTGAGAATCTTGACAAATGGAGATCAGAGGATACAAAAGGTTTACCCGCTTACATTATACGCCATAATAAAGGCGGTTTACAAGGTTTTGCTATTAACAATCACCGATTTTGCAGTTATAAAGCTTTTACGACTACTAAAGGTCGCACAAAAGAAGAATGTAAACAACTTGCCCTAGACTTCTTGCGAGAGCTTGAAGCTAAAGGTGAGAAGTTTGTGATCAAACGTAAAGCTGATGAAACATTACCTGTTGGTATCACAAAGTTCCGTGATGGATACAAGGTAAGAAGAAAGATTAATGGTGAATGGAAAATGAAAGTATTTATGGGAGTTAAAAAATCCGATGAAGAAAAGTTAAATGCCGCCAAAGTTTATTTAGCAGAAATTAATGCTGTAATTCAATAATAACATATAGGATACCGTTCAGAGACTAAGTGGTATTCGGTGTTTTTAATACTTTATTTGATAATTAAAAAATGCTTAAGATATAGTCCAACCCCAATTGAAAAATTGGGTAGAATGTTTGCCTATTATTTGAAATACGATAATACGCATCCATCCCGCGAAAGTAGACGAATATACTGCGCTTGCCGCAATTATGTATAACAAGTTCCATGTTCCCGACTTCAAATTGACTGGTTGGAAACGATTGATCGGCCAAGAAGTCCCTGTTGAGGCCGCTAGCAACCTCGTCAACATTGCCTCGACCACCCCTTGGGGTTCACCTATCGTTGCGCTTAGCGACGTTAACGGCACTGCTGTCACTGGCTCACCTGTCAATGCAGCTATCACTGCCCGCAAGTTGACTCAAGTTGTCTTTGGTGCCCAAACCCCCAAGGCCACTCAAGAGCAATTGAACATGTTTGTTCCTTTGCTTTTCTGGTAAATTCACGTTGCTGGAAATAGTCGTTGTAAAAACATCGGCTAGTAGTTGATAACAATTAAATATCACCAGTTATCGCTGCGAAACAACCAAATTGACGGGAAACTCCTAAAGCATTTACTACGTGTCTTTGTGAAAGCAAATAAATAGTATCTTATTAATGATATTGACAATCGTAAAAAAGTAAATGATTTATACGTAATATCGTATAAAATGGATAATCCGCAGCCACGGCTATTGTATAGCTTGGGTTCAGAGACTAAATAGTTGTTGGTTAGTTATATAATTATATACTAACTTAAGATATAGTCCATACCACTTTGAAAGAAGTGTTCCATTAGTTGCAGTGCAACATAGTTCCAATTGGAATAAAGGAAGAATTGGTGAAATTCTAGAGAATGGAAGCTTGCGATTGCAAGTGTAGTATAGTCCGTGACCCCCGTTTGGCCATTGCGTCAGTTTCCATCCCCTACGGTCAACGTAAACTATAATAATGCGTTGAAAAGTCGTTGTAAAACCAATGGCTAGTTTATATTATATTTCACAAAGTGAGTATATCATCCTATATGTGGGTAATTTGCGAAATATAATATATGCGAGATATTCAAATTGCGGGAAGTTCCTAAAGCATATAATACGAATCCTCTGTTAACTACAGATAAAATTTATCAAATTAATGATATTGGTTAACGTAAAAAGTTATATGATAAGATGTTAATACATCAAATGGATAATCCGCAGCGAAATCGTTTAAAATTGAATCTAAAATATACCTCATTATCAATATGGGTTTCATATATATCATCCGTTGTTCTTTGAGCAAAAAAGTTTACATTGGTCAGACAACAGAACCACATATTAAATATCGATGGAAATCTCATAAGTCCATGGCTAACAAATATGTGGAAATGAAAGATGATGTAGATAAGAAAATTAAATTTGCAGGACCAAAATGTCATCTCTACTATGCAATGGCAAAATATGGTATTGAAAATTTCAATATGGAAGTATTGGAAGAGATACCCGATGATCAACTAAATGACCGAGAAGAATATTGGGTTGATAAATATGATGCTATAGAAAATGGATATAATATTATAAAGGGTGGAAACCGCACTGTTCATACCGAAAATATGAAAAAATACATATCCATACGCACTAAAGAAGGATTAAGATTAAAAAAGAAATATCTTGATTACAGAGCAAACAAGGATATGCTACGAGATCTTCCCCAATATTGCGGCTACGACTACAATCGTGGAAGCGAATATATACGGATTAGAAGGCATCCTCTTTGTCCCAATAAAGTGATCAATTTTAAACAATATCATGGTCCAGAAGGTGCTTATTTATATGCAAAAGTTTTCTTAGAAATTTTAGAAACGTATGATGAAATATATAATCCACAATTTCACGATCCAGTTGTCGATTTAATATGGCGTATGTATACTGATTCATCTGATTTTAAACGAGACGTTCAGAGACTATAAGGATGTCGGGTATAATTACCTTAAGATATAGTCCGCCCCTAAGCGAAAGCTTACCTGAAGATTTAATTAATCAAATTAATCCGAGGGATTTACACGTATTTTGTGAATGGGATTAAGCGTTTATTACTGTTGACATCGAACAACAATCTAACATAAACCAAATAATGTGTTAGAGAGTCTATGTAAAAACATAGGCTAGTCAAATAAGATAATTAGAATCGTGAGTATATCCTGCTTTCTATGCAGGTGATTCTAATTGTTATGTTTGGCGAGATTTTCGAACTGCTGGAAGTTCCTAAAGCTCTTATTACAAATTATATAGCGTGAGTTATATAAGAACCACAGTGAAAGCTGTTAAAATTCATCAAACAAATGGTGAAGGGTATTGTGAAAATATAAGAGATAATACGTTTTATACGTTAAATGGATAATCAGCATCTAAGATTCTTCATTTATTAAAAACAAAAAATTGATTTAAACATCTAAATATTTATAAACTCCTCATTTAGTCTAATTATGGGCTTCATTTATAAAATTACTTGCTTGATAACTGGTAGACCTTATATAGGTTTAACTACACGTCAAGTGGAAGATCGCTGGAAAGAACATTTAGCCAGTGGTAAACGCCGTATTGAAGCTACAAAAAATATGGAAGAAATTATAGGTAATAGTAAGCTTTATAATGCAATGGTCGAGCATGGTATTGAAAATTTCACTATTGAAATTATCGAAGATATTGTAGATAATAATGATCTAGATGCTCGTGAAATACACTGGATTAAGTATTTTGATAGTGTTAATAATGGCTACAATATCTTGTCAGGTGGTAGATATAATCGTTTTAATGCTGCTTCGATGATAATTGATATTAATAATTTTCGAACTCATAAGACTGAATTAGAAGGTCTACCTATGCATTGTAGTTATGATAGTGTAAAAAGAGCTATTATTATATATAAACATCCACTTTGTAAATGTCGTAGCTTTAAACTATCTGCATACGATGATAACTTGGAAAAGGTTAAATGCTCTGTGCTATCTTTCATAGATGAGTTGGAAACTTTAGGTATACCATATGACGCTGATAACCCATACAACGGCGCTAGTAAAAATAAGAGTATCGGCACCAGAAATGCTAAAGCGTTAAATATTGAAAACCTAAGACCAAAGCATAAGGATGAATTAACAGGTTTACCATCTAAATGTTTACATGTAATGCACAAAGGAAAACCGACTATCAAGGTTGAAGGTCATAAATGGTGCGATAGTAAAAACTTCAATATTGCACAATATGGGGGCCTTGAAAACACTAAGAAAGCTGTTTTAGAATTTCTTGCTGCTCAAGAAGCTAAAGGTGAAAAATATATCCCTAAAACAAGAACTCGATCATTACCTAAAGGTATTAGTCGTCTTATGAAAGGTGATGTTTGTCGTGGTTGGCGTGCTCGCGCTGATATAAATGGCGAACATCATGAAGAGTTCTTTAGCAGAGAAAAAGGTAAATTTACTGAGGAAGAAGTTTTCTATAAAGCATTAACAAGTTTAAATCAATTTCGTAAAAAACATAATTTAAATGAAATAGTTTTCGATTATAACGATATCGAAGATGATGAAGAATAAAGTTCAGAGACTAAGTGGAAATCGGTTGTTATATAATATAACAATCTAAGATATAGTCCTCCCCTATGCGAAAGCATACCCGAAGATTTGGTTAATCACACTAATCCAAGGGGTTAGCGCGTATTTTGTAATTGAAATAATTTAAAATACGCTCTATCGGTTAACGGAGATTGTTCACGGCGCCTGGTAATCTTTTCCTCCAAACCACCGTTGAAACCCTCCTCACCACTGGTGTTGGTAAAGGTACTGCCACTGGTGTTCTTTTGACTCAATACAACAGATACACCACCTACACCCCTACTTTGGCTTCGGGTTCATCTATTGATGGCACCCAAGCCGTTCAAAACATCGAGTTGTATATCAACAACATCTTTGTTACGCCTGAGATAAAATATCATTGTCTCTAAGATTCATTACAAAAGTAATGGATAGTTGAAATTTGTTACACAATTTACTTATTAAGTTGACACTTGGCCGCTCAATGCCGCCATTTATGTGAGTATTAAGGATTCTATTATGTGTCCTATAAAGTCAACTATTAGTGGAGGACTAGCGCACTTGTGCGCGATGGCCGACTAAATTGCGTAGCAATTTCAGCGACATCAACAAACTGTTCGGGAACATCTTAACAGCTCATTATACCGCAACGATGGGGCAACTCATCANCGCACCCCGGCGAAAGTCGGTAAAAGATTTCATTTGAAATTGGGTAAGTTATTAANNAATAACAAAGGTAAAAAATAATGAGATTAATGATTTTACTGTCATTAAATAGACAATCCGCAGCAAAATTCTCTATTTTAGATTCAATTAAGTTAAAATAAGTTAATTTCCATTTAGTTTAATTATATTAAGTTTAGATTCGTCAATTGTATTATTTATCTCAATAATACGGTCAGTTCGGTTATCGAGATAAATATTATGTATCGCGAGCACAAACCACACTGTAATGGCAAACATTGCAAATATATCGTATAATGTAAGGGACATTTTTAATCAGGTAAATGTGTATAAAAAATAATCGTGTGATTCAATTTTAGCCGATTTCACCGCCCGACATTACATTGCAAAACATCAGCACACATAGCAAGATTATGCTACCAAAGGCGAACTTGTCGCTATTTAGAATACCCAAACATTCATCTTTAACGTCCACAGCGTCGTTATTGACGTATTCAATGTTTAAATTATCTATATCGCTATTATCATCGATATCGGTATTACCATCAACAATGTTGAAAAGGTCATCACGAGTTCTACGTTCCATTATAATCAAATATAGTTCCTTCGGCCTAATATAATTTGTTAGTCTTGGTAGTATAAAAAATAATCATATTATTCAATTTTATATGATTATTGCCTAAAGCTTGCTTTTAGTTGATTTAATGTTATTGACATAGTCAATGATTTCATCGGGTGTGAGCTTAACATGCTTGTATGTTTTAACCTTTGTTGTAGCTAGTGGCTTGACATGTCGCCGCTTCACCAACTCATTTAAGCTGGTAGTCGCCGTTTCAAGCGCCTTTATGTCGGCGTAATGCGCCTTAGTGGGAACTTCGCCGTTAGCAATAACCTGCAAAATGTCACCTACAGCGGCAATATGTTCAACTGCAGCATCGATAAGTATGTCAACTCGCGCGACTTGTTTGCTCATATTGGTTTTAAGTTATTAATGTAAATAACGATATTAGATACATTCTATGATCAAAAAATTCAAATTTAATGCGCAACGCGCATTAGTTACAACTTTGACATTAGCTTAGGTTGGCTACCAGTTGAGTATTGTGATGGTCGCGTATGCTCATTAAAAGCGGTCAATAAGTCGTCGATATTGTCGAGTTTAAAAGCTAATTTGTCGTAAATACGAATCATTTTGGCAATAAAAGGCATTATGTGGTTGTGCTTGAGTTGCTCTTCGGGCGATAGGCGTTTCCATGCGTTAATATACTTTATAAATGCATCGTCGGCATCAATCGCATTATAGCATACCTTACGAAACTCTTGTTCAACGTCCATGTTGTTTGTGTTAATATATAAATACCTAATTGACAAAAAATTCAAATTTGATGTTTAATAACCTAAATCAGACAACAAATTGCGCACTTTGGCCGCAAGGACCAAACCACCAGCTCCTAATATACCCGCCCATGCAGACACAATATATAATGGCTTATTCAACATCATGGGATAAGTTGACATGAAACCGAGTAGCAATATTAAGCAAAAACACACCCAAACAATTACACGTGCAAGCATATTGTAATTAAAACGAAATGAGATATTATAACTGAAAATAAATTCAATTTTAAAATAGAGATAATTGTCCAACGACTAAAGGTTGATGGCATTCGCATTTATACACATAAATGCTAGTGTTAAAATATAGTCTAATCCCGCGTGAAAGCGCGCATTTGGTTAGTCCCAAATGGATCTATGAAGTTTGCAGGAAATGGCAAATGGAGATTGGTATGCCGCTGTGACGCCGACTTTAATGTCGACATAGCGGTAGCTTTTCGCCAGCTCATATAGTGCTAGCGTAGCGATACGTCGGGGCTTTATGAGGTGTGGATAGGGTGAAACCCTCACACCGAGTAAAACACGGAGTATCCGAAGCTCATGTCATGATATCTACATCAAGCGTATTGGTTTCACTTTGATTCGCGTCTACCGTGAACAAGTTCAACGTGAAGTCAACGCTGCTGATCAAGTTCTTCAATCTCAATTGAAGTGGCCCGTCGAGTTCATCTACCTCGGCTTGCGCCCTGCCAACAACATTGCCGCTGGTAACACTTACCAATGGAGAGATTGGCATCACTTGACTAGCGTCACCAACGAGCCTGTTTATGACGTTAGCCAATCTTATGCTCGTGTCAGCATTGATGACACCGTTGCCCCTGTTGGTTCAACCACCTTCAAGCAATCTGCATCTCAAGTTATGCAAAACCAATACATCGTTCCTGTTGAAACTGAGACTCTTGACACTGTTCGTGTTAAGGCCCACGGTATCGAGCTCTATGCCCAATACCGCGCTCAATTCTACCGTGATTACATTCCTTGGAACTACGGTAGCTTCAACTTGGTTACTCCTCAAGATAAGGGCGCCTTGTTCCTTAACTTCTGCTTGTATCCTGGTACTTTAATGATTAGGTATCAAATGTCGGCGCAAAATCGCCGGCAAGTAGTTGCAACAATAAACGCCAGTTGCAACTGCGAGGCATCCAAAATGCAGGAACCTCCTAAAGCAATAACTACTTATTCCCTGTGAAATCAGGTAAAACATTTTATATCCGTAAAATGGAAGATAGTAAAAAGGTTATTGATTGTTGTGTTCATTATCACGACAAATGGACAATCCGCAGGGATAATGTTTATTACATTGGCCCTCAGAGACTGTATGGATGACGCGATGTGGTTAACATCGTCAAGAGACAGTCCGACTCACACGAGAGTGTGTTGTATGAAGAGGATTAGGCAAAATCCAGAGCATACAAGGGTGATTGTTATGCGAGACCTGTGAAATGGTCTAAAACGCTTCCAATCGCCTAGAGCAATCGTATCAACCATCTGGACATGTCAACATCTCCAGAGCTCGTGAATTTTACATCGAGTACACTAGTTCGTATGCAAATCGCAGAGCGAACAAAAGTGCTTGCAAAATCAAGTGCTAGTCGTTGTAATCAACGGCGAGATAAACGATATGCGGGAAACTCCTAAAGCATGTAATACGAAACGACATTGTCGAAAATCCCTGTTAATTGCAGGTAAAATGTGTCATTTGACGCAGATAACCGTAATAAGTTACATGATAGGTTGCTTTTAGGCAACTAATGGATAATCCGCAGGGAGCATTGCGTTAATTACTCAATGAAACCCTCAGAGACTTGGTGTTTATCGGGTATTGTAATACAATATTCTAAGGTAAAGTCCGATTCACGACCGAAAGGCGTGTTCTTGTGCGTGAGTGCAAGAATTCCATTTGTGAAATGGTCTAATATGACTCTAAATGGAAAAAAATTTCATCTGCGACTCAAGCAATCCATGCGATCTCATCAGTATCGCAAAATGCATTAACTTCTAAAATAGACTGGAAGTAGACAATCATTATAAAAGTAATGGTTAGTGAATACGATAAATTAGACTTACTCATCGATATTCGCGAGATTTCCCAATTGCGGGAAGTTCCTAAAGCACTAACTACGTGTCTCTGTGAAAAGCAGATAAAAGTGTCATTTGACGCCGACAATCGTAATAACGTTAGTGATGTGTTGTATATAACAACTAAATGGATAATCCGCAGCCACGCATGTATAATCATGTTGGGTTCAGAGACTAAATGGAGATCGGGCGTGTAAAATCACGTCATTAGATATAGTCCGACTATCATTTGAAAGAATGTTTCCGATAGTAAGCTAGTAAGGGCCCAAATTCGGAAATTCCTCTAATTACAATACTTTAGATGGAAATTTTCAAGTCGTGTTAATTTCGGACGGCTCAGCTGTTCTTAAACATAAACTGAGAACAAAAGTAGGTGTAAAAGCATCTGCTAGTGTTTGCATATATTACCTGCCACGTATGCAAATGCAAGGTTTACAAATTGCGGGAAAGTCCCAAAGCAATAACTACAAAGCCCGTGTTAACCCACGTAAAAGGTATCAGATTAATGATACCGGTAATTGTAATAAGGTTATTGATAGTTGCTTACGAGTAAATCGTAGATTAAAAGGCAACAAACGGATCATCCGCAGCCACACGTGTATTATCATGTTGGGTTCAGAGACTAAATATAAACCGACATCGCGAGATGTTCAAGATATAGTCCCTCCCACACGAAAGTGTGCTTTGGTAAGAGAGTTCGGCGACTCAGAGATCAAAGAATCGAAAGCAAATGACATTTCGATGGGAAAAAAGGCGTTACTCAACTTAGACGAAAAACACCGTCATTTATATCCGATTGTATCGCAAAACAATCAAAAAATAAAACAAATAAGAATAAGTCGATACACAATCAAAACTTATTTTTTTGAATTATTATTCATCTATTTCTAATTGTAAAATATCCTTGCATTTAATAGCGTTCATAAATATAGCATTTCCGATGTCTTCATAAGAAACTGTAAATTGATTAGCTTTTATTAGCATATTTAAGCAAAATGCATTATCTCTTTCCATGATATATTTTTTTACATAATTTATTCCTATTTTTCCTTTATCAATCATAAACAAAATTACATTTGGCGAATCGCTATGAACGGCGGCTTCCAATAAGCAATCGTAGTTTATTTTAAACACTCTATTATGAAGATCCTCGATAAACTCAACGTTAGCATAGTTATTAATACTTGACATATAACATAATCTACATGCAAACATAAAAGTATTTTGATCAATTATAGTATGAGGATCAACACGTAACATTCCAAATAACATTCCTGTTTTAAACGGAGCATCTGTGATATGTTTGTCATAATTGAGATTTATAATACCGGATCCTTGCGTAGAATTAATAAAATTAGATATTCTTGATTCACCAAATTTTATCACGTAATTCATGAAAATAAAACTATCATTATCACATATTTTATAAATACGTTTTAGAAATAAAATACCTATCGCATTTCTAGTAGTCCTCGATACGCCCAATAGAATATCATATGTATCGAAGAGGAGTTCTTTATCATTTTGTGCTATAAAGGTATGTTCTATAAATCCTAAGATAATATCAACTATTTCTGGAGGTATTGATCCGAATGGGTCCATTCTGATATAAAAAATAATACTTTAAATCTAACATAAATTAAAGCTTAATATCCTCTAAATCCTTAGTGGCGAGGTATAGCTCAATTTCAGGAATCTCAAAATCGAGGTTCATATAATTGTTATAGTTGTCACGGAAATCTCGTTCCCAGATGCTAATAACGGTATAACCAGCACACACTAAGTCGGCTTCTTTTTTGAGTGTTTTGGCGTGAAGTTGCCCAAATGTTTTCTTTAGGAAATAACACATTGTATCTGGGGCAAACACAGCAGGATTACCATGCCATAAATCACCGTTGAATTCTAACACAATCTTAGTATCACCTATTTCGACATACCCATCAGCACGGTAATTTTTACCATTTACGGGAACTTTCATTTCACCCCATTGTAGAGCGTGTTGTATTTTAAGACCATATTTACGTTCGATACAATGCAGCCACTCAATTGAAATCATGGAATAACCGCTACGCACACATTCAGGGCAACAAACGCTCTTGGATCGCAAATTCGGTTGAAGTGGATAAACATGCGTGTCGACATAAGGACAATCCCACCAAACCGGCAAACCACTACCATAACTAACTTCTTCAGGTTCCTTATCATTCTTTAAAGCGTTCCAATACTTAACCAATTCGGGATAAACCGTAGCTACCGAATTGGTGGCGTCAACTGATTTTCCAGCGCAAATACCACATCTTTCCCCGTTGTAGAAATTACTACCTCGCATAGCAAATACATGATCACGATTAACATCACAACGGAATCTATAAACACGATTTGCTGCCTTAGGTTCACGTGTAGGGTCAACGCCAGGATTTAAAGCTGAATCCCAATGTTTGTCGAAGTCTTTTGCAGTTGAAAGGCTGTTCTGACCAGGTGCAACTTTAACGTTCATGCAAACAGGACAATCTTGACCAATGTATATTTTATTACATACGTTCATTTCATGGATGTGTTCAGGATCATTGGGGCACTCGGGGCATATCCACCATACCTTTTCTTTGCTAGTTCTAGGATAACATTCGGGTCCTTTTACATTTCGCTCATAGCACCACCAACGTATTTTATCGGCCAATCCAGGAAATTGTGTTAAATTTTTACCTTTATCAGGGTCATAATTAGATGTTGCGCGACCTAGATTGGCGCATTTAGGACACCCACCGTCTGTCTTTTCAAGGTGGTTCTCAACCATCTGATTATAAGTTTCATTATGTAATGTGCACATAATTGAAATTACGGCTTTTTTGCCTAATTTTTCATTTGCTAATTTACCTAACAAGCCAGGATAGAGGAACTTACCCGCGTATTTTTCTAGCGCACGTTCGCGAAATAAACCAACACTAAAATACTTGGGTCGTTTGCCTTTATTATCGCAAAGACTACAACCCGATTTTTTGTGGTTATTAGGATCTTGTTCAAATTCACCATGCGTCGCACAAATGATAATACCTTTCTTCATAGAGCCAGTATAAACAAACTTAGAGTAGTCGTAATTGTTGCCGTGAATTGCACGAAAATGTTGGATAAAGTTGGTCTCATCCATTCTAGGGAGGTTATTGTTCGCCATAAGTTAGTATACTTAATCTAAATACGATATTAAACTTAATAGTGAATGTTTATATTATAATTAATGATTTTAAACTTGTTCGCGTGTCGATGGTGTTATATACGTTGTGAGTAATTAAAGGGCGATTTATTCAAATTTCAATATAAATATAATATTTAATAAGTAGATAAGTAATATTATATTGCTTACGATGTTAAACTTTAATGATGATGAATTAGTAACGCTACCCACGCCCATTAAAGCGGATAGTGAGATAAAATTCTATTTTACATGGGAACTACCTTTTGACCCTAATGAAGGCACTGATTATCCAAGAGATCTTAAGTATACGATTATACCATACTTAAATGAGGATATACCCCAACCAAATAGAATAACTGGTCATTTATACAGAATAAATAAAAATAAACAGGGAATACAAACTTCTGTGTATTCTACAAATTCGGTTACGCATACTGTGCAGAGTAAAATAACAAAAATTAAAATTAAGCTCACGTATTATCATAAGAATCGTTATTATGATGTAGCGACTGGTGTATTACATTATGAAATACAAAGTAAAAATGCTTGCTGTATTATTCTGTAAAATTGAATATTCAAACGTGGTAATATCTCTGCAATAATGACCTCAAAGCAAATAGAAACTAACGTTAAACAAACTGACGGTAAGTGCGATAAATGTGCCAAATACCGCCTTAGAGCTTATATTAATTGTCCTAAATGCGGTGAAGAATTACGTATCGATCCGGCTAAAATAATTACAGATATATTAACTACTAGTGCGAAGCCATTCCTACATGACGACTGTTATATGTTAACAAATAGCATATTCGATTTACCTAGTACAACATGGACATTATTGCGTAAGCATTTTCCTGATGAAATCTTCATGATTAAATCACATATTAGTTATAATAATTTACCTCTTAAAAATGGTAAGATTACAATCGAATATACACTAAGAGAATATCTTAAAAAATTCTTCCCTGCATTATACGAGTCATATTGGCAAATTACTCAACGATTACATTGTCCTATAATTGTCATTAATTCCGATGATCATATCGCAGACGAAGGATTAATATATAAAAGAGCTGTAAAATTTACATATCCCGATAGCACAGGTAAGGTTGGTGTTTATCAACTTCAATCCGTGTTTAAACCTGAATGGCAGACGTTTGTTAGCGTAATCTCGCGTATGGAGTTAATGACTAAGGAAACTCGAAGTAGAGTATGGAATGCCTTATTCCCTAAAGTTTAATCTTATTTTTTGCTCTAAAATTGAATTCCGCTTCTCATAAGTGTAACTCGAAATTAAAAACAACCAACAATGAACACTAACACAACCACCATCAATGCCCAACCCGTCAACTACAAAATCATCCTAGCGCTGATCTTCGGTATCGCTACAATCCTAGCAGCATGCTTCACAATCGGTGAATTAATGATCACAATCGGTAGCATTATAGACACCAACTTGGACCCCGCCAAAAACAACCCTGATCACATCACCGTGGAAATCGATGACATTGTGTTGCTCATTACATGGTCCGTCATGCTGGCATTTGCGCTCGGTGGGTTCCTTAAAACCGCCAAATATCTCAACAACTTCAAGTTTGTGTCAATTTGCACCGTAGTTGACTCCCGCGAAACTGTCGAAATGGTCTAGGCTTACACTAAATACATTATAGCTTTATTTTTTCATATCTAAAATAAGCCTAAAATTGAATTTCCAACCAAATAATATTCACTTAAAATGAGCAACATAGTATTAATCAATGTTAAAGGCCATATTAATTGGATAAATATAAAACTCGCTGATTTATATTTAAAGTATGTATCTAACCACATCGTTGCTAGATTGAATGATCATGTGATCCGCAAAAAAGAAGATACCATGCTAGAGCCTTACATTGAATTGGATGATAATGATATAACTGTGTGTAGAATAGATAAATTGGGAACTTCACCATGTGGTGATAATGATAAAATACTAATATGGACGCGACGTAAAGAAGGTAATAGATATTTACGTATTGCTAGCACGCACAACTATATAATCGAGGTATTAACACGATCTACGAGAGTTGCATATGATAAGTTTATCATACCTGAGCTTAAGAAAATAAATCTATCACCANACGAACTTATAAGTGCAACTACGGGATTTACATACACGATCGAAGAACGTTTTAGCAAAAATTCACCATTACCAAAGGAAATCACACTTAAGGTGGGATCAGGCAAATCCCACCTTATGCATAATCACGTCGCTGGAAGCGTTAGTAAGGTGCTTTACAAGGCCATTTACGGCGACTTTAAAGGCGACAAAACCATTACATTACAGTGCCAAGACCAAACCCTAGAATGGTTCATTGAAGGCGCTTATACCGGCATATTCAAGTTTGACGACTCGCTAAAAGACCACATCGATGGTGCCAACTTATTGGATTACCTTGAGGTGCTTACCAAGGAAAACCTCGGCCAACTTCTTCACGCTGAATTATTTGATTAGAACAAGTTTATTTTTTTGCCCAAAATTGAATCCGTAATCTAATAATTATCTCTAATCATATAAACATGTATAAACAAATCTTATTTGCTATCATTGCCGCACAAATGGTATTAAGTGTTAAATTAATATCAACAACGCATTCACGCGTAGTAGGCTGTAATGTCGACAATCAAGCCATCATAGTGCTACCTAACTGCGGCGAAATAGTAACTAATATATACCTAAACAACGACGTTTGTAGACATTGGTTTAATCATGTGGAGATAATACAGGTCGTATATTACTCTGATAAACCCTGCTCACCCATTTCATATAATAAAATTTAGTGTCAACATGCCAAAATTGAATTTTTTGATGCAAATACCACTCATACATCACAACTTATATTTACATTCACAAATCACTTAATCATCAATATGTCAGCTATTAAAGCCGCTAATGTTCTCAAACGCAAACGTGATGAGAAGATTGAAGTCGCCAATAAGCGCCCCAAGATAGCTAAACGATCTATTATAGATGTAGTTTACAGTATCAATGCTAAGCTAAATGAAGATGTTAAACTCGACACGCCCAAACTATTGTTCTTCGGATCGCAAAATAGTGGTAAATCTACTGTTATTAACCGATATGTTGAAGCGGACATTATGCCTGCGAGATTAGACACTCAAGTATTTGATGCCATGACTCGTGTGCCTATAACCATGAAAATAATACGGGCTGAGAAATTATGTTTAGTTACGGATAATAGAAAGGATTTAGATAACTTAAGAGAAGTACAGGATGAGCTCAGAAACGCATTACAAGATGCGCAACAAAAGCACAACATGATAGAATTTACAGTTGAATCACCTGATCTAGCACCCGTTTGCCTCAAGGATTTTCCCGGTAGCAACAAAAGTGAAAATATTCTATGTGGCGGGGAGGNTTACAATGAATTCGTAAATGAAAAATCATCGGTGTTAGTCTATTGTCTTAAATGTGAGGATGGTATTATGGATTCTATGGCGTTCGATTATGCTAAAAACATGTTAAATCATGATGCCGATAGAGTTTTCATGGTGTTTACATTTCCCGATCTCAAGGCCAACAATTTCTATGACTTTGCACTTATGATGGTGGAAAGACACGGTATAAAACATGCGTATATATTACATAATCGCGAAAAGAATGAAATCGAATGGTTGCAAACTAAAACTCTGGGCAAATCTGATCCTAGAATTAAGTTGGGATTAAGCGCACTACGTGAAGACATCAATGATGTAATTGAAACACGTTTTCGTGAGCATAAAAATGATTATAAGCAACTTTGTACTCGCAAAATAGCGGAATATAAGGACGTGCTTGTAAATCGTCTCGGACCCGCAATTGACGGTAGTGAGGAAATGAAATACAAGGCCTATGAAGACAACATACGCAACTACAAAGAATTTATTAAAGCACTCTTCTCGGATGATGGTAAATTGGCGGCCGAAATAAATGAAAAAATCAGACTAGCTATGAACGAATGTGAAAATAAGGCTAAATCAGTGGATGTTCAATGGGTATCGAACATAATGGCGCATTATTCACCTATTAT